GTAGCCGTCTTGGCTAAAAAAACGCCCTGTGACTTATTGCCTTTAGATACGTTACAGCGCTTGCAACAGGCTACCGCGTTATCAAAGCTAAGTACTAGCTCTGGGGCTTTACTAACAGGTATCACGTGGTCTACTTGGTCTGCATCTGCCCCACAGTAATAACAGGTGTAGCTATCTCTAGCTAATACTTGGTTTCTAAACTTATACCTGTAAGCCCTGTTTAATCTAGGGTCACCGCGTTTAGCCATTAGTACCAACCCCGTTTCTTATAATGAGCCCAAGCCAAACACGGGCTACCTTTGTATAACTTATGTTTAGCTATGTACTTTAGCCCTAAGTCTATCTGTTTATAAGGGTTGGTTTCTTTCATCTTTAACAGCTGTGGTATGCCATAAGCTGTAGAGTTTGGGTTTTTAGCTTTAGGTCTCCAGTTACTTTCTTTAGTCCATAGCTTTTCAATACACTTAAACTCTTTGTATGAGCCTATCTTTATATGAGCATATATTTTATAAGCATCTATAGCGTTTATATCAGCGTTAGCCGGAACTTTCTGTAAAGATAGGCAGCCTAAGAATAGGCATAGAGCTACCCCTAGATTACGCAGCTTGCCCGCGCTATCGCCCTTCGGGGCGCTGCCTGCGCGCAGTAATCGTACCGGGATAGTCAAGCATAAAGCTAATATGTGGATAACTTGAGCGGGGCTTCGGCGTGTTGTCCACAGCTTTTTACACTCTGTGGATAACTTAATTGCGTACCTGCCGGGCTTTATCCACATCTACCAACGTTATATCTAGTAGCCCACAGCGTGTGCATTGTAGGCATTTAACGTTAGGTGGTAGGTGGTCAGATACTACGCGCTCTAGCTGTAGCGTTACGGTTTTGCATTGGCGGCAGTTAGCCTCAATATAAAGCATAGTTTTTAACCCCATTATCTAATAATTATTGGCTTAAAATATGGAAAAAAATCAGAGGCATTTACAAATACATATAGCTTTTTTAGCTCATCTTGTCCTGGGAAAGTGTACATAACTGGCCTTAAATCACGCAGCATTTCTACGTTTAGCATTAATAAACCGTCATCATATCTAATTAAAACCCTGTGGTATGAGTCTGGTAAATCCCTGTGTAAAGGCAATAAGCTCATCTGTTGCACCTTTGTAAAAGGTATTGGATAGGGCTCACTACTTGGCTTGTCTGCCCATTTTATCTCTAAATCGCCTATGTAGTTTTCACGGCCTAACCCTTGTATTTTATTTATGTGGTAATCAGTAAAATAAAACTTAGGCGTAGGGGTCAAAATCCAAGGGTATTTAGACATTAGGTACGCCGCCACTCTAGTTTGACGGTCTTGGCCTTGTTGCGTTTCTTTAATTGGTTGCACGGTCAGCCCTCTCAGTATCACTTAACAGCTCATCTGGTACAGGCTCACGCTCTGCTATGGGGTCTAGGTTACGCCCTGCATCTTGCATAACCTCTGTGTAATCATCTGGGGCTAACCACCTATCACCATATCGTTTTAGCCATAATGGCTGGCATTGACTAGCTTTTACCTTATGTGGGCATAAATAACCCTTGTAAGGCGTGCCAGTTTTATTTGACGTGCCTTCAATTAAAACTCTATGGCCGTGTTTACATATTGGCGGCTCTGGCATTGGTTCACCCGCCCCTAGCTTGGCCTTTAACGCGCTTATTGACTCAGCGGCGCTAGGTACTGCACCGCCTGCCCCGCGTGTCTGTAATGGGGCTTGGATAGCCTCTACCTTCTCCATATCTTGCCGTGTAGGCCTACCAACACCGCCCGGGCTTAGCAAGCCAATAACACGCCCATAGGCAGAGGTAACGCAATTTTCTACCCAAAAATTAGCATTTACGCCACGTTCTGACCTGACCTCTAACGCGTAATCTACAGCGCTTGGCTTATCATCTTCGTAGTTTTTATACGCCTCAGCTCTAATTAAGATATAACCGTTTTTTAAATCTATGTCCTCTATGTAGGCTACTAAGCGTAACCCGGGAAACTCAGCCCGCGCTCTTTTAATCCGCGCGTTTACATCTTCATAACCGTCTAAAAAGCTCATTTAGTCACCTCTTTAAGCGCCTTAGCTATATTGCGCCCTCTTAGGTAGCCGTCACCGTGGCCCTCACGGTATCCCGTACGGTAGGCCGCTAACATAAATAGCCCTACTATTAGTACAGTTAATGTAATTACTGCTAAATCAGCTAACATAAATCACCCTTTGTTAAGGCTGATAAAACTACTACACTAAGTAGCCCTCTCAGCGTGTAGTAAAAGTATGACCTATACGTAAGACATATTGCTAGCTTTCTAGCGGCGTGTCTTTATTTGTGTCTTTATCAGCCTTAGATTTAAGCCCATTACCAGCAAGTACCCCGCCTAGAGCGCCTGTTAAAAATATAGCTAGGGTCTGTAACAGCTGTATAAAATCCCTATCATTTGGCGCTTGCTGGCCTATTGGCTGTGTTACAAATACTAGGGCATATACCGCGCCTGTAGTTATAGTTAAAAAAGTTACAGCTAAAACCGCGCCTATGAAAAAGATTAGCCGGGCGTGTATGTCCTCGGGGGCTAATTTTGTACGTTGTTTACTCATTAGGGTTAATTAAGTCCTTTGTACAAACGCCCGTTGCTCTGCATTGAGGCGGGTTACACTCTGGCTTTTCCCAGTTTTCATAGTTTTGGCACGGATACCTAACCCAGCCATTATAGCCGCACCCTGCTAAGAGCATTGTAAGTACCAGAGCCCCTAGCAGGGCACGCACTATTTAGCGCCTATGCCGTATTGCTTCTCGTTGGGCTGTACTGCCTTTACTAACGGCCCAATTAACCCAGCAATAAAGGCGTTAGCCAATACTTTAGGGTCTGTAATACCAGACATATAAAGAGCTGCAACGCTTGCTAGCGCGGCGCGCCCATAGCTGTATAACGCTGCCTCTATTTGTTTTTTATTCATTTACCTAACCTGCTCTGCCCCTTAGTCGGTTAGCCCTTTGCTTAACTTTAGTATGCGCTTAGCCGCTTTTTCTGCATTTATGCTAACCTCAAAGTGCATTTCATCTTTACGGTTACGGTAATCCCCGCCCCACGTTAGGCCATACTTTTTGGCTAGCGCTCTAATCATAGGTACTTTTTCGGCTGGAAACGTGCCCACAGCTGCTAGCGGGTGTTTAGTTGCGTTTAGGTCTATAGCTGTACCGCTGCTATGGCAGCTTAGGCGGTCTGTACTGCCGCGCACCATACGAAAAGCATAGCCCCACTCATCTAGCGCGCCCTCATCTATTGGCTCTATTAGCGCGTGAAACTCAGCGGCAAAACCTACTAACAAAGGTGCTACAGCCTCAGCGCATCTAAGTTTTCTATTAGTGCCGGGTACTTCATAACTCTTTATGCCAATTTCTGCCGGGTCTTTACTGGCAGGCCAGCCGTTATAACTTGTTAGCATTATTTAGTTATTTTGTTCCAAGACCGCTAAAATTGCCTTAGCCTTAGCGCACTCAACTATTTCAGTTTTTAATAAATTAGTAACTTGGTCAAATTGCTGCAAAATTGCTAGGCGCTCAAGTCTTTCCATAGGACATTTACGAGCTGCTTCTTGAGCTTCTACATTTTTTAAATGCACTAAATCATTATCCCAATTACCATCAAGAGTAGCTAATAAAGCATTGTAGGTTGCTATATTTGTTTCATAGCTTGCTACTTCTAATTGTCTAACCTCAAGTGGCGTTAATTGCACTACTTCATTTTCTTTAAGCATTGTTGTCCTTTTTATAGTGGTGAAAAAGCAACGCCTCTTGCGTTGCCAGTTGGAAGTGTTGCGGCATTTGCGTATTTAGTTCCAAAGCCTGATGACCAAGGGTAGGCGGTTATGTATGGTGATATATCATTTGTGGCAATAGCTAAAGATGCTCCGTCTGAGCTAAAAGATATACCAGCGCCTTCTGCCGCTGTTGGCAAACTTGCAGGATTAGCATATTTAGTTCCAAAACCAGATGACCAAGGGTAAGCGGTTACATATGGTGATGCATTGTGTGCAATAGCAATATCTGCACCATTAGGAGAAAAAGCCACACCTAAAGCAGCTCCTGTTGGTAGCGTTGCAGGATTAGCATATTTAGTTCCAAAACCAGGCGACCAAGGGTAAGCACTAACATATGGTGAACTATCGTGAGAAATAGCAATATGCGCGCTTGTAGGAGAAAAAGCAACACCATAGGCTGTGCCTGTTGGTTTCGTTGCAGGGTTTGCATATCTACTGCCAAATCCTGATGACCAAGCGTAAGTTGATATGTATGGGTCATATTGTTCGACTACTGCTATTGAATTGCCATTAGCAGCCCAACCCATACCGAAAGCAATACCACCACCGCTACAGGGCAAAGTTGCAGGATTAGCATATTTAGTTCCAAAACCAGATGACCAAGGATATGCAGTTA